GGGTAAATCAACTCAGGGTCAACAGCATCGGTAAGTTGCGTGTAATCCTTAATGTAATTTTCATCAATAAAGATATATTCTGCCATTGTTACGTTCTTTTTCTACGTGTTACAAACCCCCCGTTAGGCATATCATTTGTAGGTGTAGCCTCTTTCCCTTTTTGTGGAACATAAGGGACGTTACCTACCCTTTTATCATTCTCCATGCCCTTTTCAGTCTTTGCTGATTCAGGTGATGGAGGTAAAAAACGCCCGTTTTCGTCGCGCTTTCTGAAGAATATAACACGCTCCCATTTGTGATGACAAAGCGCACCACCCTTATAAAGGAACATATCATACCAAGACTCACCCTTTTTAGCAAATTGCCCATTTATTTTAGGGTTTTTGCTCATCTTGTCTATATCCTCCTTGCGGAATATAAGACCCGTCTTAGAAAGTCCGACCATGTGCCTACAAAAACCACGAGTGTTTTCGCTTAGATTTTGGCTGTACCGGTATCTTAGCTTGTAAAGCCCTGAATCCCCAAATTCAGAACGTTCGCCAGGGTGGGCATATACACGAGGGTTCGTTAGTTCTGTTCCCTCCTTGAACTTGTCCAGAATGTAATCAAGCGAAAGCCCTTCCTCATCATCGTGAGAACCCGCGTCCTCGATAAGTATAGCTTCCCATCCATCAGACTCCAAATCATCAATCGTTTGACCATACTCTTTCAATCCGTTTAACAGTGCCTCGCCTAGTTCATCGCTCAACGCGGGGCGATCATCTTGCTTAGAAAGCTCAGTCTTGTCTGGGAATAAAAGCAATGCGCTTTCCTCGTCAAACCCAAGCAGGGATATAACTAAATTACGTGCCTGTTCGCCTGTTAACGTTCCTAGATTGTAGTCGGATAGTATTTCTCTAACCTCTTTAATTTGCCCAGTGTCGTAACTTAGGTCGCTGTCCGTGTCTGCTTCATCGCGCATCATGTCCCAATCAGGTACTACGCCCTTTGACATTAACAGCGGGGAAATTGCCTGAAGGATTGCGCGTCTATCAGGGAAAATAACGTCTTCCTCCATAATGCGCCTAGCCTCCTGCATCTCGTTAGCGTTGTTACCTAATCCACCGCCTTCACGAACACCAAATAACACAGGGTTAGTGACCCTATGACCTCTTAAGATCATAAGTGTTGCTAGTTCGCTTAGGAATTGGTACTGCTCCGCTGCATCGGAAATTGGGAACGGCTCGAACTCGGTCTTATTGTCGTTCCCAGGATCGTTAAACAATGCTAGAAACTTACCTGCGTTCTTAGCGCCGCCCAACTTTGTTTCCATATCCCTCACTATCTGGTCTCTATGTTCCTTTGAGGGCTTACCATTGTTAAAGCTTACTAGGAAGCTAGGGAAAAGACCGTTAAGCAGTTGATTATTGTGGTAGCGTCCGATTTGTATTTCTGCCTCGATGTAATCCAAAGCACCCTGATAAGTTGGCGATGGATAGTATTTACTTCCCGGAGTAGGTCTATAAATGACAACAACACTCCTAGCGTCGTTTTTTTGCGGATCGTAAAAAGGGACAAACTCAGGTTTATATCTGTCCTTGCGGTAGTTTGCCCAATCGCCAGAATACCAAACGCCGTTTAACTCCTCATCCTTTTCATCCCTATATCCAATCCTGCAAATCTCAAAAGGCATGTATATGAGTTTTAACTCATCGCCACCCTTAGAGCGTATAACCTCGATATAAGCACCCCCTTGACAGTAGTAATCAAATACTACCATAGGGAGGATATTGTTAAGCCCTAGCCCCCTTAAAATCTCTGACCCGTTCGCTACGTTGCTGTCAATACCGTTGCCCAATATCATTTGGGTCATCTTATCAATTACGGCGTGATTTGTTGTGGAGTTTTTGTATAAGTCCAGAATGTAGTCGGGATAAAGGTTGTCATGCCCTAAGTCAACCCACTTGCCATTTCTATTCTCTTCCTCAACACGCAGTGGAGGTTCGTACTCTGATAGTTGTATGCTTGATATGGCGTTCTTAGCTTCCTGCATAGGTTGTAAATGTTGCCTCTGGTGTGTTATCGTTGTTGAACGTTTCGTCAGGGTCTGCAATGCGGACATATCCGCGCTCCACTTCGCCCACTACTGTACTATCCATTGGGTCTAAATTTGATTCTGAATTTTGACCGTAGATAATATAATAGAAAATGCCATTTATATTGTCGGGAATTTGTATATTTCCGGCAGTAGGGTTGTCTGTGTCTGTATCAATATCAAAAGCCGTGTAGCGGGGATTATCTGTGCTTATATTACCTATAAAAGCGTATTCAATACTACCCGCACCTTGATAAAACAAAACAAGGTAGTTACTAAAAGACTCGTCCAATAGCATTCTACCCTGATAAGCAGTAGTGTATATCTTTTGCCCTGAAGCGTTCGCGGCTAGTGTTATCATATAAGTGAATAAAGGGGGCGTTAGCCCCCGTTTATTACGTTGGGTATGCAGGTGATACCGTTACCCCCCCGAAGTTATCGAAAGGTAGTGAAGTGTAAGGCTCTAGGAAAGGGGCTGATTCAGGTTCATCACCGCTAAAAGTGATAGTATAACCTTGAAGGTCTCCCTTTGCGACCCCACTAGAAGACTCGTTTGACGTAATGTCCAACCCTTCCTGCAGTCCAAATGCTAGAATTTTATCCGCTTCGCTTAAGCCTGAGATAAGACGGGCGAATAATACTACTCTATTGCGCCCAACGAGTTTGTTCAACTCCTGACGTTTCGCAGATGTTAACCCCTTAAGCACTACAGTTACTTCTTGAACAAAATGAACCATTCCACCATCCTCATAAGTGAGGGTGTCGGTAAAGCTAGATAGATTCTTGTCTAATTCGTAGCGGTAAATGGTCATCGCTGGCAAAGTTTCGATTTCGTCCGTTGACGTATCGAAAGAAATGTCTGCGGCAATAACGTCATCGAGCGCCACCAAAAAAACCTCTTTCACACCACCTACACCATCCTTGCAGTCCAGTTCAAATCCTGTTGTTAAATTACAAGCCATATTTTAGTGTATTACGGGGAGGTTTTACCCTCCCCTTTATTGGTGTTTGTTATGATTCGATGTTAACCCCGCAAAGAACGATGTCACTTGCGTTGGTTACTTGCGTCCCCCCTGAATAAACAGCAGAGATTCTCACATTCTGGTCTCCTAACGTTTGAGTAGTATCAACAAGCTGGATGTTGTTTTCGTCACTTACTAGGTTAGTTCCAAAGTGTAGGTTTTCACGCTTAGAGATTGCAAACAAGTTGTCAGGAATACCCGCGCAAACATTGATCTTGTAACCGTCTAGCATCAACTCAGGTGCATTTCCGTACTCAAAACCGTTAAAGTCGTTAGAAACAGCCTGACGGAACAACTGGAAAGTAACACGGTTGACGAAATACTCAAATGTGTAATCCCCCACCATAGCGGCACTCATTGCATCACGCCCAATTCGCATTTGGTCGATAACGTTTGCCGCTGTAATTGCAGAAATGTCAGCCTTAATAGTTGCCGCATCTGCATCTAACTTAGTCAATAGACCGTCAAAATCTGTGTAAGTTGAAGTAAAAGAGCCAGTATTAAGATTCCCTTGCCACAAGTTGAGTTCGATGACCTTAGAAATTTGCCCTCCTGCTTGATCCTGAAAAGCTGAATACCAATCGTTAGGAATCTGAGAGTCTAGGTAAGAGCCTGTCCCTGTTTGGTCTTCCAGCCAAGTAGCGAAGAACGTTTCCTTACAGATTTTCATGTTAGTCATCAGGCGAGTAACCTCAAGAATTTTCTCAGTAGTCGCTGACGTCCCTTCATCGGTAAAGTCGCAAGCATAAGCCTGTACGATATCCTCATCGACGGTAAGGATAGGAATGTTTGTTTTGTTTCGGATACCTTCGTGAATGTTCACAAGCCCCTCCGAAAGGGTGTTGGCAGATAGCAACACAGGGCGCATAATTTCACCCGCGTATTTACCCGCGTAATTTGATGTCCAAGTAGTTGCCATCGTTATTTTGTTTTAATGTTTGGATTTAATTTATAATTCTTGATTCGCTCTTGCGCGGACAAACTTGCCCACTCGGCTTTGCTCATCTTTTCTACTTTTTCAGCTTGCTTAGTGCTTTTAGTTACTGAATCAGCAGCGGGTTGTGAAAGCTTAGTTTCTAGCTCTTCCTTCTCCCCTGTTAGTTTTTCAATTTGCGAGGTAAGCTCTTGAACCTTTTCCGCTTGACCGTTAGACACTTCCTTTAGTGCTTCGGCTGAAAGGTTTAGAGCATCGTACAAGTCTTGCATCAATGCGCCCACCTCTTTACGGGTTACGTAGTTCTTTTCGCCTTCTTCGCTCATTTCCTCCTCTTCGGCTTCAGCTTCCTTGATAGATTCCACTGCACCGTCAGCAACGACAACAACAGAGCCATCTTCTAGGACGTGTTCACCGTCAGGTGCGGGCAGTACCTCTTCACCTTCTTTAATAAACACGGAAACACCTGGAGCAAACTCATCTGCATCGGTGTAAACTATTGTGCCGTCTTGCTTTTTTGCTTCGGCTTGCAGTTCCACCTTTGCGGCTTCCTCTTCTGTTTTACTAAACGCGGACAGCTTTTCAGCGAACGCGGATAATTTAGCTAGGAAGCCCTCTTGGGTTGTTTTTTCCTTTTCCATTTGTATAAAGTCCTTTTAATAAAGAGGATATTGCGAGGGGAAATTTGTTAAAGTGGAAAAGTTTTTTTTACTTGCGGTATAATCTTAAAACAGATAGAGATGAAAAAAGCAGTATGGTGTATTCAACAATGGTATAAAGGGAATCTTGTTGATAATGTTTTTTGTGGCATTTTATATTTTGATAATGAAAAGGCACATGATCAAGCTGATGTGCTAAATGGTAAATTGGACAGTACATTTAAAGTAGTTCTTATAGCTACCGAAATCATAGAATAATGAATGAACTCGATTTAATACTAAGCACCGCCAACACTCAGAATACACCAGAGTGGAAAGATTCGCGGGTAGGCTCTTTCACTTCCTCGCAGATTTATAAGCTGCTTACCTCATCGCGTAAGAAGGGCGAGGTGTTTGGCGACCAAGCAAAGTCGTACATCTACACCCGCGCAGCCGAACGCTTAAGAGGTTTAGACTCTGATACATTCGAAGGTAGTTACGCTACTGATTGGGGTAACGAGCATGAGGACGAAGCTGCAAAGGAATTTGAGCGCATTACAGGGCTTAAAACGTCGAACGCCCCCTACCTGATGAAGGGTGAGTACTACGGTGGTAGTCCTGACCGATACGTTGATAACGGTTGGCTGCTTGAAATTAAATGCCCCTATAACATAGGTTATTTTATCAAGGCTTCGACGGGCTTTGTTGATCCTAAGTACACCGCGCAGAATCAGTCTAACCTGAACATTACGGGCAGAAAAGGCGTGTACCATTGCACGTACGACCCGCGTATGCCCGAAGGTCATCGTATGATTATAACCGAGCAGCCACGCGACGAGGAAATGATTGAAAAGATTAACGAGCGCGTTCAGTTGGCTAACGAAATGGTTGATGAACTTTTAAATAATATAGGATGAAACTATCTATAACGTTATTCGCAGCATTTTGCGTATATTGCGGTCATGCGTTTACAAAACGCCAGTACGAAAAAAAGATTATTTCTCTGTCTGAAGGGCTTCAGGAGCGCGTGGATAGCAGCAATGCAAGACACGCCTCCCTCCTGGAGCTTCACCGCGAACACATCGACAAATGCAGATTTGAATTTCCTAAGAAACTAACTAAATAGGGGCATTAGCCCCTTTTCTATTATGAGAACAAAGCGTCTTTACTTCGACATTGAAACAAGTCCGAACATTGTTTACTCTTGGCGAATAGGTTACAAGATAAACCTTACACCTGACAACATTATAAAGGAAAGGGCTATTATTTGCATCTGCTACAAGTGGGAGCATCAAAAGAAAGTCCACGCGCTAAAGTGGGATAATGGGTGCGATAAGAAAATGCTTGAAGACTTCTACGAGGTTGCGAAGTCAGCGCATGAAATTGTTGGTCATAACTCAGATAGATTCGACATTAAGTGGGTTAGATCACGTTTTCTATTTCATCGCATTCCTGACCTTCCAAACTTCACAAGTATTGACAGCCTTAAGGATATGCGTTCGCGCTTTTTGCTCAACTCTAACCGTCTAGACTACATTGGTAAGTTTTTAGGCGTAGGGCAAAAGATAGATACAGGAGGTTTTAAACTGTGGATAGACGTTTGTAACGGTAATAAAAGAGCATTGAAAGATATGGTCAATTACTGTAAGCAGGATGTGCTACTTTTAGAGCGCGTTTATGAAGAGGTAGAAAACTATACAACCGTTAAAAGTAACCGTGCTGTGATGGCGGGTGGTGAAAAATGGCAATGCCCTAAATGCGGGGGTGTTCACATTCGATGTAATAAGACGCGCACTACAAAGACGGGAATCATTAGACGCGAAATGAAGTGTATGAATGATAAATGTAAGAGATCATATACAGTATCTAATAAAGTTTATATGGACTTTTTACAGTGGAAAATGTTAAACGGAAAAAAAATGCAATGAGAAAAATAACTGCCCTATTCCTATTACCCTTGCTTCTATCCTGTGAGCCTGACGTTCACCCTAAAGAGGTCGCTGATGTTTATACAACTATCAAGAGGCATGTACCTGAGACAACCCTAACTCCTGACAGCGTTCGCACGTACATTTTAAAAAGAGGCTCAGAGCCTTGCTTGTACGATTACAATGTTGACGGCGTTATCAATACAGCGGATTTGATAAGGCTGCTCGATAGTAAACCTACAGGATCGGAAATAACTCAATTCCTCCCCGTATATGGTGATGAATACGTTATTGATATTGTGCCAGCTTGGAACAATTACATTCAGGACTTTAACTGCAACTTAGGTTGGGACGTTGTGGTACGTAGGCAATGCGCTGGAAGTGTTTCTAATTACCCTCTATTTGACAGCCTGGAGTGGGTAAGTGAAGGACAGGTATTAAGCACGAATAGGGAAAAGCTAGACTTCCAGAATTACGACGCGGAGGGATTACCGCTAAAAGAGTGTGCAGGTTGGCAGCCTCCTTGTAATGGTATTAACAATGTCGGTATGCGCGTTTACTGCAACGGGTTTTTATTTTACCGTGAGGCAGATGGGTGGGTAAGAACTAATAACTTTCCTGACACGATACCTGTGTGCGGAAGCCCTGTTGAAGTGCCTTTTTTATTCGGGAGTGATTTTTTTCCGTATGAATTTTTGGTAGAGTGAAATAAAATGCTTTACTTAGCATCATAAACAAGTAACCCATAAATACATAAACATATGTTTACACTTAGAGTTGTTAATCCAGACAACACAGAAGATAACTATTTCTTAGGTAGTTGGTATAAATGGCATAAGCCTGATTATGAATCGAAGTCTTTTAGATCTTGTTATAAGGAAATTTTTAAAGAGGACTTCCCAACATCAGAAGACGACGACCATAGTAAAAATGCAACTTTTTGCGCTGGCATAGTTCAAGACCAAACAGGTCTTTACATTATTCACCTAGAGCAATATGCGTATATATGCAACGAAAAAGGAGGCACTTACGAGACAATCAACAAGGCTCTTCATTCGACATTAAAAGAACTTGAAGAAGAGTTTAATAAAGATAAATAGTACTCATACGAGTGATTTTGGTTAATAATTAGTTCTGTTTTCATGTTTTTAAAACCCCTGCGATTTGCGGGGGTTTTTCTTATCTTAGGAATATGAAAGTATCTTTCAACCCGAAGTTTAAGAAAGGGCAAATAGTGTACCTTAGAACTGATCCTGACCAACTGCCCAGAATGGTGACACGTTACTTAGTGGGGCAGTCTATACTTTACGAGGTGTCGCTTGGTGAGCAGCTTTCCTACCATAGTGACTACGAGATAAGCGAACAGGCGTTTTTGCAGAATGGGCTAGATTATAGTTGATTTGGATATGTCGTTTTTAATTGCGTAATTGCAAACGCAATGAAACACATTTTTATAAATCAACACTCTCATAGTTGCAGTTGTCACCCAAGTAATGAAGGGGAGCATCAAGATTCGGATGCAGATGAATTGTTCGGTGTGGGTTATTTCAAAGACTCCTGCACCAGGAATCCAAAGCACACTTTAATATATCACTTAGCAAGTTTCTACATTATAACTTGGCACTCATGCCTCGCTTATAGTGAGCCTGAATTCAAGCAAGATTTGGTGAGGATGCTATTTGATGAGAAGTCTGAGTGCATTAAAAAATGGGATTGGGAGTACGACGAAAGTAACCCCAATAGCAACTACATCAGTTCTAATAGAATAAGAACTTGCTTAGACGATATGAGGGAATATAGGTTAAGAGGGTTACAACTTAAGGAGTACTACAATGAGGTTAATTCGATCTATCACTCTTACGGAAGCACATACTGTATCCTAAGTACAGTAAAAACTAAAAATATACCTTTAGCACTTCAAGATGAGGATTACTATCAAAATGAATATAAGCTATGCAAAGAATACTTAGATGCTCACGGCATGGAGTATTTGCTACCTGAATTAGAAGAGTTAAACATGGTAAATCATTGCTACGTAGATAAGTATGAGGCTTATAAATTTGTAGAGGCTCAACTAAAAGACATTAGAAAACACATAAAACAAATACAATGACAAGTAAAAAGAAAGTCAGCACTAAGACACTACTTAAACATTCATTCGACACAATGATGCTTTTGAAAAGTGGATCTATTAACGTCGAGGAAGCTAAAGCACAAGCTAATCTATTAAAGCAATCAAACAACATACTAAAGTATGAACTAGATAGAGCGATAGCGATACAAAAGTACGACAACATTGAAATAAGGAATGTTGAAGATGAATAGTTAATTAGGGGCTTTTGCCCCTTTTTTATATCTGCTTTAGCAACTCATCCAACTCCCTATCAAGCGCTTCAAGTTCTAACTCAGCACTAAGCACCTCCGAGTAAAGCCCCTCAATAGAAAACCCTTTTACCTCCCCGCTTTTAACCTTCTCCCAAAGCTCGTCGTTATCGACGTAGCCCCCTACGAACCAAGTTCCAACAGGTGCTTTAATGCCCAGGTGAACGCTCTTATCCTGCTCCCCTTCTTTAATCCAACTTTCTACGAATGACACCCCG